TATAAGTTTTTTAAGTTTTTCTTTAAAAAAGACTTGACAAAGTTTGTAGAATAGCATATAATAAGAACTGTGCTACAAACAAAAAAGGCACTAGTAGCAATGTAGCTACTGCACATAGGCAACATATATAGGAGGCATAACTATGGCATCATTAGCAGAAATCCGAGCAAAGCTCAAAGAGCAAGAAGCAGGTGCTTCAGGTAACCGTCAATCAGGCGGTGGCGATAACGCAATTTACCCATTTTGGAATATGAAAGAAGGCGAGAACGCAGTTCTACGTTTCCTTCCAGACGGCAATACAGATAATACTTTTTTCTGGGCTGAACGTTTGGTAATCAAACTTCCATTTGCTGGGGTAAAAGGTCAAACTGATTCACGTCCAGTACAGGTACAAGTACCATGTATGGAAATGTATGGCGAGAGCTGTGCAATTCTACAAGAGGTACGTGGTTGGTTTAAAGATCCATCATTGGAAGATATGGGTCGTAAATATTGGAAGAAACGTTCATACATCTTCCAAGGCTTTGTCGCTGACAATCCACTAACGGACGATAGCACACCTGAGAATCCAATTCGTAGGTTTATTATTGGTCCACAAATCTTCAATATCATTAAGCAGGCCCTTATGGACCCAGATATGGAAGAATTGCCAACAGATTATACTGCTGGTGTAGACTTCCGTCTAAACAAAACATCGAAAGGTGGATACGCAGACTATAGCACAAGTAATTGGGCACGTAGAGATCGTCCACTAGGCGATACAGAGATGGCGGCAGTTAATGCACACGGATTGTATAATCTAAGTGACTTCCTTCCTAAGAAGCCAGGAGATGTAGAACTAAAGGTCATGTCAGAAATGTTTGAAGCGTCAGTAGACGGTGAAGCATTTGATATGGATCGTTGGGGACAATATTTCCGTCCAGCAGGAATGGCGCAACGTACAGGCGATCCTGTAACTCCAAAGGCAGCAACACCTGCTCCGGCGGCACCAGTAGCACCAGCGGCACCTGCACCAACACCAGAGGCGGCACCAGTAGCAACTGCTCCAGTAGCAGAAGCACCGGCAGCGGCACCTGCAGAAGGTGGCAACGCTCAAGACATTTTACAAATGATTAGAGCACGTCAAGGACAATAACCAAATATGACAGCTATTAACAAAACCGAAGCAGAGATTCACGGTTTACCTGTCAACACTTCAAACGTTAATAGCTGTCGAGCTTTTTAGATAGGAGAAAAATATGGCGAACAAATCATTCGACCCGACTAAGTTCCGTAAGGACCTAACAAAATCCATCTCAGGCATGAGTAGTGGATTTAATGATCCCAAAGACTGGATCAGCACAGGTAACTTTGCACTAAACTATCTTATTAGTGGAGACTTTAACAAAGGTGTTCCGCTTGGTAAGGTAACTGTTTTTGCAGGCGAGTCTGGTGCAGGTAAATCATATATCTGTTCAGGCAACATTGTAAAAGCGGCACAAGATCAAGGTATCTTTGTAGTATTAATTGACTCAGAGAACGCACTTGATGAAAGCTGGTTACATGCACTTGATGTTGACACATCAGAAGAAAAACTGCTAAAATTAAATATGTCAATGATTGATGATGTTGCTAAAACATTGTCAACATTTATTGCAGACTATAAAACAATGGATGAAGAAGACCGTCCTAAAGTATTGTTTGTAGTTGATAGTTTGGGTATGTTGCTAACACCTACTGACATCGATCAGTTTAACAAAGGTGATATGAAAGGTGATATGGGTCGTAAGCCCAAGCAGTTAACATCACTTGTTCGTAACACAGTTAATATGATTGGTTCATTGAATGTTGGACTAGTATGTACTAACCACACATACGCATCGCAAGATATGTTTGACCCAGATGATAAAATTAGTGGTGGTTCGGGCTTTATCTATGCATCAAGTATTGTTGTTGCAATGAAAAAGATGAAGTTGAAAGAAGACGAAGATGGCAACAAGATCAGTCAAGTTATGGGTATCCGTGCTGGCTGTAAGGTTATGAAGACACGTTACGCAAAACCGTTTGAAGGTGTACAAGTAAAGATTCCGTACTCAACAGGTATGAATCCTTACAGTGGACTACTTGAATTGTTTGAAGCAAAAGACATCATTAAAAAGCAAGGCAATAGACTTGCATATACTACTCTTGATGGTGAAGAAATCCTCGACTACCGTAAAAAGTGGATCGGTGAAAACCTTGACAAAGTAATGTCAGACTACCTAGTAAAAGAAGCAACTGTGGTAAATACCGAGGATCTAGATGAGGATAATCTAGATATAGTGGAAGATAATCTTGAATTAACAGAGGAGTAGGTTATGGATGAACGTCAGATAATTGATATTTGGATGCTGTTCAAAGAGTATATGGACAAGAAACATATTGAAATGGCCGCAGAGAGATATATTGATCTGTGTGCTGATTACGGAATCAGCGATAATGCATTAAAAGATGCTTTAGGTAACGATGGTGCATTAGATTATGCTATCAATTACTATCTAGATCTTGATAATGAAGATGTTCTTGATGAAGAAGTAGACTGGGATTAATTTATGGGTTGGTATAGCGAAGTTTCACGTGACGTAGGTAAAATACCTCAAGCAGTAGCTTTCTTTGAAAATGAGCTAATTGACGCTCGTTCTGAAGTAAAACTTAAAGGCAATGTTGAACGTGCCGCGGCAGAAATGCCCGGTATCGTTGAGCATCGTTTTAATCAGCTACAAGAAATTGAAGCTATACTATACTATTTAAATATTGAGCTACGTAGGTTGCGTAGCTCATATTTTAAAAAATATCTCGAAAACTACCAACGGGCTCTGTCTAGTCGTGACGTTGAAAAATACGTTGACGGCGAGGCAGATGTCGTTGACTACGAAAAGATTATCAACGAATTTGCACTAATGCGTAACAAGTGGTTAGGACTTTTGAAAGGCCTTGATCAAAAGCAATGGCAAATTACAAATGTTGTTAAACTTAGAGTAGCGGGTATGGAAGATGCAACCTTGTAATATCCTTGTAGGGTGTGATCAAACATATTATGATGAGTGGGCAGTACCTTTACTAAAAAGCATAAACAAACACAATCCTTGGATAAATTTACATTGTCATATTGTAAATCCAACAGTTGACAATTCTTTAGATAATGTTAGTATTACTACTGAAACAAGAGAATTTTTAAACAACGAATCAAAAATTTCCTATTTACAATGCGTT